AGACTCATTCTTAGGCATTTCGTCTAATGCTGAAACTAACGTAACACCCTCTTCTTTTTTACCTCTTAATGAAGGTGACTTGCCTCCAGAGAGTCTCTCTCCTTGTTCAAAAAGTGATTGGACTCTATCAGCACTATCTCCAGATCTTATTACATTAGCTATTGCTAAAGCTGACTCACGACCAGCTGGTAAGTTAACAACGTCCTTACCGTTAACATCTCTTATAATTATACTGTTATCATTAGTTAACACAGGTCTACTTAGTTTCACTTGTTTTTTAGCTCCCTTCTCATCAGTAATAGAATATAGTCTACCTTCAATTTGATCAAAGGCTACCTTATCTCCAGCAGCAACTCTATTTGACAAATCGTATAAGGAACTAGCTTCTCGATTACCTTTTTCTTCTCCATAACTTTTTCTTTCAACAGGTCTAGGTTGTTCCTTTTCAGTTCTACTTATAGCTGCGTCTATATGATCATATAGTCTCTTACTGACCGCTTTCCTGTTTGCTGATAGCTTAATCTTACCACCCTTCATCTCGGATAGGATATACTTATCAGGTTCACTCTCATAAAGCTTCCTGTCCTGAGTTACCTTCATATTCATCATATCAGCAGCAGCCTCTACAACCCTATCTTCGCTATTAAGAATTTCATCTACCTTAGCGTTTAATATTGTTGTATACTCCTTTCGCTCTCTAAGGTCAGACACACTCTTATAACCTGCATCACTAGTTTTTACCCAGTCACCTAATCCTTTAACAACATTCACAACCTCTCCAGTTGTATCAAACCTGTTAAACTTCTTATTAAGTATAGTTCCTAAAGAGGTCGCTGGTACAATAATCTCATTCCCATCTTCATCCATGGTAACAAAAGACCCTCTACCCATTTCATCTATAACTAGTTGAGACTTTGATATGTCTAACGCCCTAGCTATGTTAGATGCAAGGTAGTCGTTAAGTGTACCTCCTGCCTCAGCAATAGCTCCTATCTTCTCGTTGTAACCCTTTACTGCATCATTGATTCCATTGAAGGTGTCCATAGCACCTTGCTTCTTTATCTTTGTGTCTGCAACAGAAACCAAACCTTGCTTCATAAGTTTATGGCTGTTAAGCAAGTAATCCTTATAGTTCTGAGCTACCTTAAGCATCGATTGATTCATAGTAGGGTCTAAACCCTTAGCGTACGCATCTATAGCTTTTAACTTCTCTAGTTGGTCTTCCTCAATCTTAGCTTTTAGGGTGTCTCTACGATCCTTCTCCTTCATCAGGTTGTCTGAGATATCTTTAGTAATCCCAGACCAGTCTATCATAGACTTAGTTATATCATCCCTATCCTTGTACTTATAAAATGTAGCCATTTGTTTTTATTCTTGTTCTTGTATTGGAAACTGTAATGAAGGATCTATGAAGTTTAATGAAGGATTTAAATAGTTCGATCTTTCGATATATTCAATAGTTGGGTATTTAAATGAAAAAAACTGAGGAATGTTAGCAAAAGTTGATCCATCCTTTCCATAATAATTTCCGAATGATGCTAAGTTAGATATTTGTTGAGGATTGTAGTCACCACTTTTTAACATGGCTCTTCTAGCTTGCCTGGTGTTCATCCCTTCAAACATTCCTTCACCCTGTAAAGCCTTTGCAGCTTTCAATTCAGTCTGTCTACTATCATACAGGTCTTTCATTTTATAAATACCTGTAGCTATGTTTCCAGCTCCTTTAACAGCACCTGAGAATTGTCTTGCAGCCATCTGTTCTCTATCTGCAGCAGCCTGTTGAGCACCAGCAGCCTCCTGTAAACTTATCTGAGCTAACATCCTGTCTATATTTGCCTCTTCTGAAGCAATCATTTGATCCCTCTTGTATATATCAGCCTGCATTCTCTGTCTATCAGCCTCTGTTGCAGAGGTTCCAATAGCACCTAACTTTCCAACTCCTGCAGCCAAAGTTCTTTGATCAGCCTCTCTCAAACCTTCTAAAGCTTGCATCTGTTGTGCAGTATTCTGTCTCATTGCCAACTCGTAAGAGTCTAAGGGTATCTGAACACCCTCCTGCCTGTTTACTTCTATCCTTTTTTTTGCTTGGTTTAGAGCTACCTCAGCTTGTCTTTCAGCCTCTCTTTGTGCCCTACTTGCTGATATACCTCCTATAATGTCGGCTCCCATCCCTAAAACCTGTAAACCTAATGATATTGCTGCTATTGCCATACTTAATTTTTATTAATGCAAATATACTATTTTTTTACGGATAACTCTTAAACAAGTTTGATCCAATACTAAACAACTCAACAAAGTTTAATGAGCTGTTAACTAACTTATACTTCATAAAGTAGCCTGTAGTTCCATAAGACTCTGCTACTGGGTCTTTTACATAGAAAAGGTAGTTTGAATCCAAAGGTACAGACGCTCCTGCAACCGTTGTGTTAACAGTTATTTTCTTTTTATTTACAGAAACCACAACCCCAGAGAAGTCGTTGTTAGATCCATTCCTGCTATAAAGCTTGTCACCTGCAGATATGATAGAGTCAACATTAAACGAGAACGTAATCACAACAGCTGATGTGTTTGAACCATCCACAGATACAGGATTACCTATACCCTGAGCAGACCTAAGTTCAAGAGTAGTGTCGTTTTCGTTCCTTCTAATGTGAGAGAAGTAATCTCCCTCCTTAAACTCAAACCATGTGTTATCTATATATCCAGAACCTAAGTCTGTTGTAAACGTACAATCCCAAGGAGCAGTACTATCTAACGAAAATGTTTTGAACGTCTTAACCGAATAAGGATCCTCATTTATAACTCCAGTTATACTAGACGAATTATTAATTCCGTAAAACTGATTCCTACCCACATCATCTGAGTTATGTTGGTATAAACGACCATTATGAAATGAATAAAAGACATTATTCATACCTATCATCCTTTCAGGTTTGTAGGAGTAAAACGACTGCCAACCTTTAGCTGAATCGCTATATGTTATTGTATAATTCATAATTTAACAATTTGTTACTTCACTTATAGTTCCATTACTATCCACTTGAATTGAATAAAGAGATACGGTTATATTTTCAATGAGATAAGTGTTTCCATCTATTAAGTTGTTTGACATCCTATAAGTTCCAGCACTTAAAGGGTCATCTGTAGCTTTGGATAAGAGTTGTAAACCAGGAACAACGTCATCTGAATTTACTCTAAATATAATAGTAGCAACCCCATCTAAATCGCTACAGTCGTCAACAGAAATCACACTATTAAAAAATGTTTCTAATTCCCACTGAGCTACAAACGTAGTATTTGAATTTATAGTTGTAGGTAAGGAAGGTGACCATCCTATAAATGTGTATCCACTCCTAGTTGGTGTACCAGGGTTTGTTACGCTTAACGGTGCATTTCCACTCTGACTAGTATACGTCTCATTACCTCCATTTGTATCAAACGTAGCAGTAACAGGAAGGTTTGATGTTCCTGTAGGACACTCTATACCATTAATGCTCCAAGCTGTACCAGTATTAACCCCTGTAACAATAACCTTAGCCTTAGTAGGGTAAGGGTATTGCTTATTAAACCTAAGTTTTACGGTACCATCAGAAGCTAACGGAGTTCCTGAAGGATATCCTCCAACAACACCCACCTGATTACCTACAGATCCGTCCCCAGACACAGGTCTAGGTGTAGAGCTATTAGCTATATCTGCACTATCGTAGTCTACTACTTGAGTTCCATTAGAAATAAATCCTGATCCTGAGTACCTAAATAAAGGCAACGATGTTGCGTTTATTATTTCAGATTCATATGTAGCATTAGGTAAACTATCTCCAACAAATAGAGAGTCTGCAACTATATTGCCATCCCACTCAATTTGGAATCTATCCGGAATGTCTACAGAATCAAATGTAACAGTAGTATCTCCTATATTAGTACCAAGCTCTAATTCTAGTTCATAAATACCTTCTGATCCAGAGGTTGATAGCGTATTATTACACTCTAGGAGAGGTTCTACATAATCCCAAACTAGGTATAGGTAACTATAGTTTGATGGATTTGTATAAGTAAAGGACGCTTCATAAACTCCAATGTTTGGATTTAATATCGGAGTAGCTTCTTGTAATAAAGGTGTTAATGTGCTTATATCACTATCCGTATACAGTGTATCCGATACTAAATACTTGAACTTATCAAAGTCCCATTCAGCATCATCTGTTAGTTCTTTCCTATATCTCATAGTTACAACCCCTCCTTCAGCAGGTACATTACCAGAAGATTCTGGTCCTGTAAATGTCTTATACAATGACACAGGTCCGTCTCCAAATGTAACTAAGTCTGTAACAATGGACTGAATAGGTGTATTATTATTCCAAAAGTAGTCGTGGTGGATTAACTTACCTTTCATTAACGAACTGTTCTTAACTATTCTAACAACCGTTAGCTCTTGAGATTGAACGCATCCAAAGTTTAAGTTGTATGTTGCATTTATAGGTGTCAATGTGAACAAGCAATCGTGTACTTCGTAAGCATCACTATTAAAGCTTAATGTTCCACTTCCAGTGACTGTTTGGTTTATAACCTCAGAGTTGTTGTATACAACAGTAACATTTATGCTACCAGAAGAAACGTTGTAGTCTATATCAACAGTTCCATTGTATTTACTAAGAGAAACATTTCTAACTATTTCAGAGCTAGATAATTCTTGTGATAAACTAAAACCACATTCTATCTGCGTCACAGTTTCGTCTAACTCATCATCAGTTACAGAAACTACATACTCCTTAGTGTACGGGTCAAAACCTCCTAAGTTTATTTTATTCTTAGATTCTAAGAACTGATCCCTAAACCAAGATCCCATACCTAAGTTTGATATAACATTTAATTGGTCACTGCTGCCTGACTCTCCTTTAATATTTATTACAGAACCCCTCTTAACATCGGTAAAAAAAACATCGTACCCATAAAAAGCAAAGCTTTCTGGGTTGTTACTAATACCATACTCCTCTGACCTAGGAATCTGTTTTCCTAAGACCTCTGGAGTATTTATTATAGAACCTCCAGCCTGTGCATCTGAAAATAAATTCTTACCGTTAGCTAACACGTAAGACACCTTATCCTCCTGCAAGACAAGTATATTACTCTCCCTTGAATGCATAACCTCTATAGGACCATAGTTCTGTTCTAACGTCTTAAAGTTAACTAAACCTAAATTAAACTCATTAAGCTTATTTAAGTTACTCTCTTGGTTGTATACACCACTATAAGTTATATCAGCATACCTATGAGCCTCCTTATAATCTTGCTCTGAAACAGCTGTAATTCTAGCACCCATATTAAAGTTAGGCTTTGCAAGACCATCGTCTATTTTAAAACTCTCAACACCATTACCAAATGAAAAACAGTTGTATACGTTTAAGTCTATAATAGCTGGAAGCGTAGATGTTTGTTCTTGTACATTACCACCATGGTAACCATTAACAGTTATAGGAAAACTCTCGTGACTCTCGTAGTATATCTCGTTAGTATTTTCCGCAGGTATTGTTTCAAATACAAGTGTACCACCAGCCCTGAATGATTGAATGTGAGCATTCATATAGTAGTTCTTACTATTTCTTCTTCTACCACCAGCTCTGAATGTTAGGTAAGACTTATAGTTAGAAGTACCAGGTGTCCCTGTTGTAGCATACCTAACTCCTATAACATTCTCTTCATAGTCCCTACCACCTGAGAACAAATAAGTAGTACCATCCTCTTCTATATATGAGCCCGCTACAAATTCTGGAATATTTGGAACACTGAACGTTCCTATAGTTCTGTCGAAATCAGCACTAGGGGTTGGTGTTTCAGAACTTTCTAACTCAGGGTTGTTTGTTGGGTTGTTAAAGTCTATGCTTTCTCCTATGATGAAGTCATAAAAGTTGTCATAGTCCTGCGTAGCTATGAACGTTCTGTCAAAAACAAATTTTTCAGTCCCAAAGTAAGAACCCTCGAATTGATTTATTTGAAAGAATATACGAATCTCACTACCAGCAGGAATGTCATAGTCGATATATTGACCTTCATTCTCAGGGTCTTCTATAAAAGTGGGGTAAGCTATACCAGATATATAAAGATATTCTTTAGAAACTGCTAACCCTTTAAACCCATAATCTACATCCTCCTTTCTTGAGCTAGACATTGAAAAGTTTGTAGGTCTTATTTTCATAAACACACCACTAGTTGGAGGTACTTTTTTAGCATCTGAGTCCTCTATAAAGAACTTTTCATGAGTAGTCAATTCTAAAACCTTAGTCTTTACCAAATCAAATACAGGACCTGTAGAAGATCTCTTTACTATCAAGTCATCTCCAACCTTGAATGATGTCTGATTATCACCATCAAGCTTTAACCACCAAGCAGAATCTGCTGGATCATAGTGGTATTGGTTTACATATATGGTCTCATAAGGACCTTTGCTTTGCTTAACAACAAACCTATATCTTTTAGCCCAACTAGGAGCTAAGTGTTTTACAGTTGCTGTTATATAATTTTTATTTACAGATAGTTCTGGTTCTACAAAAACTGTGTTATCTTTAGACACCAAAGCTGTTGAAGCTCTGTTGTACTCATCCAAGTAAACAATACCAACCTCATAATCCCTGTTACTATGTAAACTTTTAGTGTTAGATATCTTGTAAAACTCACCATCAGTACTTGACATTGAAAAGTACTCATAAGCAAATGTTCCAGGATTTGTAGTATCCTCATATATTACAGCTGGTACTTGAATTACAAGTTTAGAACCATCTGCACTAACCTTAAAACCTTCTGGAGATGTAGTAACACCCCCACCTGAAAGTTCCCAGTTTCCACTTCCATGTAATGTTATGTTTGAATAGAAAAGGTCACTTAGGCTATATCCATCACTTACTGTATCAGGGAAGTCAGCGGTGTCTGTAATCTCTATAGAGCTAATAAAATCTGCATCTGAAACTAGGTCATTTACTGACGTATAGTCTCTAGGTAGAACAAACTCATATATATATTCATAAGAGTTAGTAGATTCATTGCCATCTACATATGAGGCATCACCTCCAAAAGAGTTGTTCTGAATATTTAAATCTACAATTATACTTGCTCCTTCAACTAGTTCAAATCCTGTTAGGTCTATTTCTATAGCAGAGTCTGTTACAGTGTTATTCTCAGTAGCTGTATAAGATACACCGTTAGATGACTCAACAGTTAATGATTCAGATCCGATATCTAAACTATTCAAATATAAGTCGTAATTCAACACAGTGTCTATATTGTAACCATCTACGTAGTTACCATACATTATTCTGTTGCCTATAGTTGTTTGTGATTTTGCATATCTAGGAACGTTATCATACAACCTAAGAAGTTCACTTTCAGGAAGTGTTGTGTAGATCTTTTGGTTTGAAAAATTTATAGATACATCATCGTTATCACTCCATCCATTATCTTCTTTGCTGTACCTCTCTACAACATTTATAATGTTTGTGTTAGATAACTTAAAACATAAATCAACCTCAACTACATTTTTTGAGCCAGTGTTAAAGGTAACCAGTGCAGAGTTTGCAGTGTTTCTCATACCTACCATATTATAGCTTCCATAGTCTATCCTAAATGGTCCTGGGTCAAACGCTAGGTCTGAAAACTCTGATAGCGCAGAGTACTCTCCGTTCTTGTACTTATATCTATAAGCGAATCTTATAAACTTATCTTCAATGTAGTTTGTCTTTACTCCCTTCTTTAGTAACTCTATTTTAGGAGATTCTATAGGTGGCTTTACTATAACAGATATATCTTCCTCTGTAATCTGATCAACTCCTGAAATTGGCTTAGGATATGAATCATTTACATTTATCCTTCTCGGAGGGTTGTAGTTGTCTGTAAAGAATAAGAAATCATCTATTATGTTTACACCATTTATAGTGTACTTTTCGTTAAAGTTTAATACGGTTTCTGAAACAACGTGATATATAACCGAATTAGTGTTTGTGTTGTATGAAAGTATCATATCAACAGTGTCGCTTGTAACAAACCAATATATAGTCTCCCTTCTACTATCCTCTATTGCTCCTATACATTTTCCGTTTACAGCCGCACCATCGTATGCAGGGTTAAATAGTAACTTGTTGCCCTTTGCGTTCTCAACCGATCCAGCCTCACCGTCCTCATCTGAACTAATACGAATGTTTTGAGCATCAATATATTCACCCTTAGGTATTAATCTTTCATCCAGACTTTTATTCATTCTGGATCCAATAAAATTCTTATTTATATTCATTCTACTTTAACCATTTTTGAGCACCCCTCATATTCATAAGTAAACGCCCTGGATGTATGTTACTAAGTCTTATTCTAGCATTTCTAAGCAATGAAGATTTTTCTTTCTGAGCCCTTCTAACAACATACTCTTGAACACCAAACTTAGCGTTTAGTATTGCATACTTAATGTATGCGTATATATAACCTTCAAATAATTTGTTAACGCTAACACTTGCATCATCTCCACCTTCCATACCATCAGACACGTACTCTATAACAACAATCTGATCAGCCATAGAGGAACTGAAATTAATCACTCCACCAGACTTGTTTATTTTAAATGTAGGGTTTATGTTAGCAGTCTCAGTATTAAGACCATACCTAGCACCTATAGCATAATCAAAAACCCACTTACCTTCTATGTTGTAACCTAAAGCTCCGTTTAATTTTCCATCTCCTAAGTACTGTGTTTTTTGAATACCATCAATCCTATCTCCATCAAGCAATGACGTACCTATAAGTACATCACCATCCTCATCAAACAACACCTTACAATTATTATCCTGTAGGTAACTCTTAGCAAAGTTTGTTTGTATATTTTCTGTCAGAGGCATAAGCACTCCTTCCTTGTATAAGGATATTCTAACCCAGTTTACAAAGTCTGGAGGCAATACAACTGTTGCATTATCACAAACAGTAAGCTCCACTATTTTAGTTTCCTTTAAGGCATCATAGTTTAATTCCTGTATACCTCTTTTTGCATGAAATAAAACATTATATCTTTCAACATTGTTTACCAACTTGTCATTACCTACGTACATAAGCATAAAGTTGTTAACTATATCATCTAACGATATGTACTGGTATGAACCCCAGTTTTTATCATCCGGAGAGTTACCATTATTTTCGTAATATTCGTATCCTGTTAAGTATGCCATTATCCTTGTTTTTGTTTATCTTTCATCTCTTCTGCAGAGCCAGCCTGATATATATCTGCCTCTCTTATAGATATACCTGCATACTGAAGTATTTTAGATGTAATAAGAGGCTCATCAGTTGCTGGAAGTTCAAAGTCTTGATAGTCAGAAGCTCCTTGGTTAAATAAAGGCTCACCGTTAGTGAAGCTTGTATACGTCCATTTAGGATCTTTTGGTTTCCTAATATACTGTGCCATTACACGACCTACATTCCTTATACTTTCAGGGTATAGTTTTATAGTTAATTCACTTTGAGTGAACGCAGGAGTTGTTGTACTAGGTGAGGTTAGGTTTGAAGAGTTTAGCATTGTTATCTTAGAGTGAGACACCCTTTCAGATTCTTTCTGTGTAAGCTGATTTGCGTAAACGGTGTACCTAACACCTGAAGCATTCAACAGATCAGAGTCAACTCTCAATTCTGTTGTAGAAACCCTTTCTAAAACCTCAACAAATTTTATGTTATCACCTATTTGAAAAGAAACATAGTTTCCAACTCCTACCGTAGAAAAATCTTTAGTACTGTCCTCTATAATATCGTTACCTGCATCAAAACCATCTGTTACTCCTTGATGTAGTAAAGAGGTGTACACTAGAACCTTATTTAATAGGTAGTAAGTGCTACTGTTATTATCCTCATTAGGCATTTTATACTTATTATCTATAACATTGTATAGGTAATCTTCTACTGAAAATGTATCTATAACCTCCTCTAGGTTTTTAACTATATCAGCATATCCACTTCCAGATACCCTAGCGTTTTGTTTAGCTATCCACTCGTTGTATCTATAAAAGTAATTCTCAAATATATCTAATTGAGCTTGCTTTGCGTATAAGTTAAAATCAGCTGGAGATATGTATCCAAAGTTATGTTTATTAGCTACAGCTAAAACTGTATTTCTAACACTATTTATCATCTGACTATATTTTATGCAAAGATAAACAAAAAAAAGAAACCCCCTCATTACTGAAGGGGTTCATATATTTATGTTAGTGTATCTATTCTTCTAACTTATTCTCTAACATAGCCATAAGCTCTATACCATCATTAGTTTGGAAGAATGATGCCAATGTAAATATTGGTGAGTCTCCAAAAGGTATGCTTACAAGTTTCTTTTTATTTGATGGCAAGTTAAAGTATATATCCTTACCTTTATTCTTCAATGTCAATAAGCCTTCAGAAAAACATTTAGATGCTAAGTTCTGTAGCTTTAACATAGGGTCGTTTAATGTGTTTAAGAAGTCAACTGGACTGTTTCTAGCATATAAACGAATATCTCTTTTTAATTCTGCTGTTGACATTTTATCTACATTCAATGATAAAGCAATCCTTCCGATTGTCTCTAACATTTCAATAGGTAAATCCCTTGCAGCAACCTGAGCCTCAAGTTGAGCGTCTAAAACTTCAACATCCTCAGCAGCATTCTTTTCATTGTCAACCTCTTCAAATACTGTTCCGTTACCAGGATGGTAAGATAAGAACTCCTGTAAAACAGGGTTTGTCCTTGGAACAAATAACATACCATCTTCAAAAACAACAGGCTGGATTATAGCGTTATCATCCTGTTCATCTTCAAACGGTGTTCTTTGATTTGATGAATATCTAAGAGCTCTGTTACGCTCTCCATCAAAGTATAGTAAAGGTTTTCTACGTGAGTTACGTGAGTTAAGGATAAATACAATAGGAGATGTATTTCCTTTTAATCTGTAGGTTTTGTCCTTAAGGACTGTTTGTTTTTTCATTTTTATTTAATTTAAAATTTATAAGAGTAATAATTACCCCCGTCATAATAACGAGGGTAAGAATTACTTATTTTTACTTCTTATTTGAATAAGAAGAAGTTGTTTGCACCTAAAGTACATAAAGCTCTTTCTGATAAGAAGTGAACCTCCATAGCGTCTAAGTCGCTATTTGAAGCACCTCCAGCAGAACCAACGATCCAAGATTTCATCTTTCTATCCTCAGTTTCAGAAGCTCTATATCTTACGTGTAAGAATGGTCTCTTAGCGTTTTTACCCATAACTTGGTCATAAACAGATGTAGATCCAGCAGGAACTAAAACACCGTCAATAGCACCACCAACTAAACCACCTCTCATGGTAGCATCGTTTAAGTACTTCCAGTCAGACTTATAGAAGTCATAACCTCTACGGAATCCTGAGAAACCTAAGTTTAATGCCATATCAGTGTCATTATCGAATAAACCGAAAGAAGCACCTGAAGAACCAAAGTTGTTTTGCTTAGCTAACACGTCATCAATCTCGAAAGATAAAGCACGGTTAACAAATAAAACATTCTCTTCGATAGCACCTTGCTTATCTAAACGAGTTACAACAGCATCGATATCAGCTAAAGTCTCTAAAGAACCAGTAGTAGTGTTTCCTTCGTTCTCTACAACGTAGAATAAACCTTCAGATCCTTTGTTACCTAAGTCTCCAGCAGCAGCAATAGCTCCTGAGTTAGCCTCAGCAGGTACAGCTTCAATCATAGCAGTCTCTAAGTAGTCCTCGAAACGTAATCTAGTTTCGTGCTCTGATTTCAAGTACCATAAGTATCCTGAACCATTATCACCTTCTACTTCAACCCATCCGATTTGTGCCATATCAGAACCTGATACGCTATACTTATCTTTGATGATGATTGGAGTGTTCTCCTTATCGTCAAAAGGAGCTTCTAAAGCACCTTCCATTCCGTTAGATCCTTTTTTGAATTCAGATCCGTATACGAATACGTCTAAGTCAGTTGCACTGTTATCTCCACTTGATAAACCAGCTACAGCAGGTAATCCAGCAGCGTCATAGATAGCTACAGTAATAGTGTTAGCTGTAACAGCAGTAACGATTCCTTTAAAAGAAGCAGTAGCTCCGTTAGAACCATCAGATACCATAATAGTCTGTCCTTTACGGATAGCGTGTCCAGTGATGTTAATTACAACAGAATCATCTGTAGCAACTACAGCGTCATCTAAAGTAACACCTTCATATTTAATGTGTAATCTTCCTTGCTCAGACCATTTAATTAAGTCAGAGTTGAAAGGCATCTCAGCACCAACTAGTCTTAAGAAAGAACTAACTGATCTGTTACCATAACGCTCAAATTCTTTTTCATAAGTGTCAGGTAAATATTGATTTAAGAAATCAAAGTTTGTAATGTACGAACCAGGTGTTGCTACCTGGCTTGGAGTCGGAGTTAAACTCACGTTTCCGCCTATTGTATAAGCCATTTTTTTTGTTTTTTAATTGTTTAACGTTTTTTTATTTTTAATCCTCTACCACTGTCAGACTCTACAGCTCTAATCTTAATTCCAGATGAGTTTACGTTTTGTTGAGGTGCTGATCTAACATCCATATCTATATTTTTAGATGATCGAACAGAACTATCAACAGCATCAGCTCTACCTTTTTCATAAAAGTATGATGCCAACTTATCTGGGTTAATAGCAGCGCTTAAAGCCTTGTGATATCCAGCAGGATCTTTTATCATGCCATTGTCATCTAAATACTTAGAAACAAAGTTTGTGATATCAGATTGAACACTTTTTAATTCAGACGCTTCCCCTGGTTTGAAAACCAAACTTTTATCTCCGACATTGAACTCAAAACCTTTGAATTCATCATTGAATAGCTCTTCTGTCTTCTTTGAGAAGTAATCTGACTTCTTAGCGTTTTCCTCTTGAATATTACTTGACTGTGATATATATTCCTTGTAAGCATTGTATTGCTCTAACTCATCCTCGTTGACAGGAACCTTCGACTCGATAGGTACCTTATAAGTCTCCTTTAATTCGTTAAAGTATTTCTTTGCTTTAGCAAGTTCTCTTTTCTTTGCGATCTTCTTAGCCTTTACCTCAGAGTCTTCATCCAACTCCTCATCATAAGAAAACTTTTCACTCATAAGATACTCAATATCTTCAGAGTCTAAGTCATTCTCAGTAACGGAATAATAGTCACGCAATAATTGGTCTGGATTCTTCTGATCAAAATCCTCTTGAAGTTTCATAAAATCATTGATACCACGACCTGTTTCTTTCTTATACTTTAAGAAAGCAGAAACATCCTCAGGTAAATCAACATCAGCCTCTCTTTGAGCAAATAGTTCATCTACAGAGTTTATTTCTTTTTTATATCTATCCTTAATAAATGAAAGAACTTCCTCCTCACCGAACTGAGGAGCTTCTACTTCAGCTTGTTGCTCTTCAACAACATCCTGTTTTTCTTCAACTACTGTTTCCTCTTTTTGTTCAACAGCAGCCTCTTGTTTCTCTACTAATTCTGTTTCTACCTGTTGAACAGACTTTTGGTCTGGTCCAGAAACCTCTTTTACTTTTAATTCCATATTTAATTTGATTTACAGCGTAAAAATACGCATTAATATTATTTATTTATTTAACGAGGTTCAAACTCAGAAAGGTCAAACCCATCTAGTGTATCCTCGTTTGATTCAAAGTTTATAGGAGGTAAATCCTTCTTACGCTGCTCTATTAATTTAGACTGCTGAGTATTCTGTTTACTAATCCTATCGTCCTTAGCCTTCTCCTTCATGTCCTCTCTGTATTTAATTATATTTGCTTCAGCGCCTCTAAGCTGCATATTCATTTGGAACTCAATATTCATTAACTGAGTTTTTAATTCAGCTTCACCCCTTAACTTCTCTAAAGCAAACCCTGCTTCAGCCTGTGCTACCTGCATCTTAGACTGAGTCTCCATCTGCATTTTTTGAGCTGATATTTGAGCAGCCATCTGTTGTGACTGCATATTAGCCTCCTGTTGCTGCTGAACCTTTTGCATCTCGTATTCTCTCCTATCCTTCTCTTTTCTTTTTCTTTTTACCTTAAGTAACTGATTAGCTAACTTAACGTTCTTAACCTCTCTAATATCTATAGCGTCATCAAGATCAATAGCATCTCTAGATAAAGCAATCTGTATATTCTGTTCTAGCTGTTGTTTCTCTTCTTCATCAGGAGCCATCTCTATAAATATACCAAAGTCATATATATGTAAGCCCTTTATATCGTTTAAAAGGTTTACGTTATACTTTCCTATCTGCATTATGAACTCTTCCTTGTATGGATAATACTCTAATGCATCTGATACTCTACAGGATAACGCTACAGCTAAGTCTCTGCTTATATCTAAAGACCCATCTATTATGTGTCTTGTTGCTGTGTTGCTGTTTAGTGCCGCTAACTTTTGTAAACCTACTAATGAGTTTGGATCAGGCATTGAACCATCTCTCGCTTCATTAAGCCCTGTAACGTCACGTAACATCTGTAGGTAGTGATTGTAGCTACCAATAAGACTTGCTATCTTAGCCTGTCCTGAATTCTTAGATAGCTCTTGTATTGGAACACGAGCGTTATTGAACTCACCATCCTGTGTGTAGCTTCTACCTACAACAGAACCTGTTTGGAAGTAAAGCTTTAATGCATCCTCAGGAGAGTATGTAGCTCCGTTACCAAGGTCAACCTCGTTTAATCCGTCAGCATCAATAAATACACCATCTGGTACAACTTTTTGTATTACCTGTTGTAGCTTTAAGTGAGTCATTTGAATAAGGTCAGCGAAAGGAATCATACGTCTTAACAGTGACTCTATGTTACCCTTATACATTCTTGGAGCACAAGCAACGTAGTTTGGTAAAGCATTCTGAGATGAAGACTTAGGTCTTACCATATTCTTAGCAAGCTTCCAGTCTAGCACTATATTAGTACCCATAACCATCACTCCCTCGTACCAAACCTCTATCTTCTTCTCAATCTTTTCAAATCCTCTCTCCTCCATCATTTCTTGTGGTGGATTGAACTCGTCATCCTTCTCTATAACCTTTTCACCCTTCTTCTTATAGACCATATTCTTTGTGGTCTTATAGTTGAAGTATAGTAGTGTTACACTATCGTTGTTAAATAATGAGTTATCGTAGTACTGAGTAGAATGAAAGTAACTATGCCAGTCTTGACTGTACTTACCTATTGTCTTTAACTCTTCGTTTGTTATACTTGGGTCTATCTTTACAACCTCTGTAATTGGTACACTCTTTACCTCTCCCCAATAAAAACAATCAGAAAAGTTTGGATCCTCTGTGTAACTGTAAACAACATTAGCTGGATCTACATACTTCGCAACAATACCAGCACCTGGTTGGAACTCGTGCTTTGCTACACCTATACCTAGTGTAGTTAAGTCATAAAGAATTCTCTTCCTAGTGTCCTCGTACTTATTTTCAGCTAAAACTGTATTGATAGCAGCCTCCTCGGCTAGCTCTATTGAAGACTTGTAGTTAAGCTGCATATGCAGTTGAAGTTCTTCATCATTCTCAGGTATCTCTTCTGGAGCTGTACTAAACGCATCCACTCCAAAGTCATTCTTTATTTTAGTCAACAAATCCTTAGAGACCATATCAGCCTCTAGGTTATCTTGATATGAGTTTCTTTTTTCGGCAGACATAGCATCCTGAGCGTAAGCCTTTACCTCAAACATCCTGTCCGACATACCGTTAACTACTATATCAACAAACTTAGGTATGATAGGAACTGGCGTCCAATCTAAGTTCATGTATGACAGATCTCCATCTACAGCAATCTCGTTTTTATATTTCGCAACAGACTGCTCAGCTCTAGCGTATAACCTTAACTTATGGAAAGCATCCCATTGATTATAAAACTTAGACCCACCATTGTCACGTTTAAACCATTCATACTGAATAGCTTGACCTATTCTTAATCCAAATTCCTTTGTATTTTTCGTAGAGTCAGGTACGTATTGACTTGGGAAAGTAGACGGGTTGATAGATATTTTTACTTCTTTCATCTAATTATTTCGCTAAATCTTCCTTTATTATTATATCTTGCAAAGTTAATGCTTATTTTTGAATCTTTTTTAATGTCTTGATATGTATGTTTTTGCGTAGCCATAATAGCTAAACCTGAACTAATAGAGGCATCAAACTTTGTTCTATTGTTTATATCAAACCTTGCCCAGTCTTGAAGTGTCCTACTAAAGTACATAGAACCCATCTCATCACTAGACCTATAGTTACCCTCTGTGTCTAGTCCAACATACTTCTCTATATATGTTTCAATAGCAGATGCGTGTGCCTGCTTAACAGCCTCAGACGTGTTTGGCATACCTCCCAACTCTTTCTCTGTCTTAGAAAGGTTCCTTAATGGTTTGTCAGGTCTATTCATTGAATACTTCCTATAACCCCTGTTCTTAAAATGATACAGTAGCCTTGGTTTGTTATTCTCAGCAAGTATAGGCATACCATAAAACACACAAGCCATCAAAACATCCTCAAAGAATATTTCAGCGGTCTGAGGTCTTGCTACATACTCTAAAAAGAATTGATTCACAGGAGCATCGTCCATATGAAACTTAGTAAGTCCATGTAGAGCACCGTTAGATCCTCCTCCACCTACCGTTCCTGATATATCGTAAGAGTCACAACCAAACGCTCCAATATGCTCGTTACCAGGGAATTTCATACCGTTGCTAGTTATTATGTTATTCTGAAGCTTTTGGTTTGGTATCCAAGACACTAGGAATCTACCCCTATCGTCAGGAACCCAAACAACCTCTGTGTCCTTCTTACCATCCTTCCAGTGGAACGAACCCTTAACTAAGACCCTGTCTCTTATAAGGTTATCGTTATAGTCCATCTGCTGGTATATCTTCGTTAAGTTAAATATAGATGACTTACTTTCATCCCTAAACGCATGTGACTCTGTCCTAGGGAACTGTCTATAGAACTCGTTAAGTGCGTCTGGGTCATTCTTTAAACTAGCAACCTCATTATCCCAGTAGTCTATAGCTCCTCTCTTTATGTAATCACCGTTCACTCCTTCTATTGGTTTTGAAGGATTATCTAACACAGGGTTACCGTACCTATCTATAAAACCTTCTAGGTTGTACTCCATAGGTACGAAAAGTGAATATAGTCCGCTTTTAGTTTGACCATTTGCGTTTCTTGTTCTCGGATCTGAGTCGTAGTAAAGTTTCTTAAAATTTTCACCACCCTTATCTAAAGCATTTGACGTTGATCCCATCAAACACTTACCTATAATCCTACTACCTAATCGCAAACAAGTCTTTGTTACACGCCAGTTATTTAGTATATTATTAGGCTTGATCCATTTTCCTGATTCGTCATGAACAAGTAACTGTAGCTTCTCACCATCGTATGAGTTGTCATCAGTGTTCTTCCAGTCTATTGTTGTGTCAAGACCAGCCATATCATCTGCATCGTCATACATGTTCTTCTTAGTAATCTTAGAAGCAGGAACACGATAAGCTAACTCAGTCTTAGGTTTATCCATACCATCCTGTATAGGCTTAAAGAAGAAAGGGTAATTGCTAGATATAGGTACAACCTTATCTGTAAACATCTTCTTTGCATCAGAACCTGTTTTAGAAAGTATTCCAACCCTAGAATTTTTTGCAAGTGTTGCTGTATTAACTGTTTCAGCAGAGGACATAAAAGAAAAACCTGAACGCCTTATTTTTAGGTATATCATACCAAAGCATCTAGGGTCAGCCTTACAAGCCTCCCAGAATATAAAGAATATTCTGTTTGCCTCACGAAAGTCTGGATGACCTACATCTATCTTTGTCCACTGCAGATACATATAATGTGTACCAGTAATGTATGTAGGAACTCCGTTATTATAGAACCAAAACCCGTGATCTCTTCTATCGAACTCCTCCTCAATATAATCAACCCAGTTGCTCTTAAATTCTTTAGGAGACTGATTCCATTGAAATATTGATTTTATTTTTTGTAGTGTTTTAGGATACTCGAATGGCTCCCAATACTGATCTGAATTCTTGCTACTCCTTTTGTGTACACTGTTAGGCTTAGATGGAAGTGCTATGTTAACACCATTAATATTCCAAATATCACCTATCGTACCATCCTTAGATATAACTACAACGTCATACTTTTCGTCATAACCATAGGAGAATGATCTTGCCTTATTCTTTTTTTTTATTACACCACTAGGTATAACATTATTTAGCTCTTCTTTCAGCAAAACTGTTCATATCTTTAGAGTTCTCAACACTGCTTTCTAGCATAGACCTCTCAGATTCTATTCTGTTTAGAATCTCAAAAGCATCGAATATAGCAAGCTTCTTTGATGCAGCAGCATTCTTTAGCCTGTCAGCAGCTATGTCTGGAGATAGGTCGTCATAATCATTCTTAATAATACCCTCCTTAGCAACCTTTATAAGTTCCCTAACAGCAACCTCAGCCGCCCTTATTATATCCTTCTTTATTTCTGTTGCATCCATGTTATCCAGTCTGTTCTTACTCTATACAACTTCTCTCCGTCAATATCAAACTCATACTCTGATTCGGGTTTAAATGAAACCCTGTCACCAACATTAACACCGTAAGATGTTAACGTATTGTTCGTGTACTTAACCTCACCAATCAAGGGTTGATTTGTTCCAGGGCTATGAACATAAAATTCCTCCTTAGGTATTGGCTTTATAAAGCAAAACTCTTCCTTAGACTTCCACACACCATCGTGCTTATACATATAGTACTGATAGTCATCAACAAGGAATAGATCACCCATTAAAAAACTCTTACCACTCTTCTGTCTTCCCTTCATGTCATAGTAGTACTTAAACACGTTATGATGAACAATAAGAGTGTCGCCAGGCTGTATATCTCCAGAATAATTTACAGGAGTAGAAACAACCTCAGCGTATCTGTTTGATACCTTGTGATCTTCTTGAGAGGTGCTCGTTATCAGGTCTATATCACCAATCTTTTTTATATTATCGTACCTGCGACCGTTCAGTGGACGCACAATAAAGTTTGTAGGAGATTTCATTAGAAGTTTATGTTATACTCTATTGATATAGGCATATTCTTGTTGAATTGTTTCCATAGGATAACCTCGCCCCTACGCTCTATCCATATACAAAAAGAATCTGACTCTTGAACATATTGAATTAAGTGAATCTTGTATTCACCGTTAAGAACATCTTGTCCGTGTATATAGTGCATGGAGCTAGACTTATAGTCTGATCCTATGGAAATTTTTCTTATATGCAAAACCTATACCTTTTCTTCTACCTCTGAGATTTCTCCGTCAGTTAAATTTACAGAAATAGGTCCGTACTCCTCTTCTAGTTCCTTCTGAAACTCTTGCAGCTCTGATTGGTTCTTAAAAATCTCACCTACTATTGCAGCCTTTTGAACCTCTAGTCCTCCAATCTGAGCTTGAAGGTTGTTTGATTTACCAACTAATTCTTGCAACTTCTTTAGTTGCTCTTCTTTTATTTTACTCATTTTAATTAAATTTTTATATAGCAAATATACAAATTATTTTTTTTACTCTACAGGGTCATCCGCCACGGTTAATGTAACTGATACAGGTGTAATCAAAGCGTTAATGTTATTCTCGATATTTTCTTCTATACTAGCAACCTGCTCCTCACCCAGAGCTTCTTTAACCCATCCTACAACATCGCTGTGTACTACAGTATCAAAAGCTGTAAAGTTAGATAGGTCCTCTGTATTTAAAGACTGTGTCCCTATATTAGTAACAGAATAAGGACTTCCGTTAGCGTCTACTTGATCAGATATTCCTGTTTCTCTCCAGTGCACATTATACACTACGTCAGACTCTCCTGCGTGTGTTGGGTATGTGTCAACCGTTTTGCAATTCCAATTATATGTTATCATCTTCTTTTGTTTCTACTGTTTCTTCTGTTGCTAACCAATCTAATTCTGTTACGTCTTCGTTAGTAGGTGTAATTTTAGATTTAATACCTTTTTCAATAACTTCATTCATATGAGCTACAGGGTGATTTGCTTTTGCCCACTCGATAACCATAGCTTCAGTTAATGTTTCAATACTTGCAAAGTTTTCAGCAGATGGTGCTGGCACAGGGCAAGCTCCATTAAATGTGTGCGACTCTCCAGATTCTGTATCAGTCCCTGTGTAATCAAATTTAATGTGTGTAATCACATTAGACAATCCGTCTAGTGTTGGTGCTTTCTTTAAAGCCGTAATTTTCCAATCGTAAGTAATCATAATTTCTGTTTTTATTTATTTATTTTATTAACCATTTGTGAAGCACGGGTACATATAACGCCCCTGCTTCGTTTAAATTTGTATTATAGAACTTAGAAACAAGTAGTTGATATTGCTCTTCTGTCATTTCTTCTTTTTCCCAGATTGTATCTATAATAATTAAATCATATTTTTCTGTTGTAGTATATGTAAATATATCACCTTTTATAATATTTATAATAGGGTTTAAATGACCTGAATAAATGTTATAGTCAATAACTTCTTGACTAATTTCTAAAACATCAATTTTACTACATTTATTAACTTCAGATAATTCGTGGGGTATTAATCCAAAGCCTAACCCTGCTACTAATACTGAATCATAGGTAAAATCTTTAAAAGAATCTTTAAAAAACCCGGTACAAGAATCACATTTACCTAAAAACACAGAAGCATACGTGTCTCTGTTATCTATCCATTGTCCATTAGAAAACTTTATAAATGTAATACCTTCTGAGTCTTTATAAACATTAAATTCGCTACCTGAATAATCTTTCAAGTCTGTATCTATTATTTTCATATTGTTTTATTTAAAATTAACACAAGTAATAAGCAGTTACAACACCTGAAGAGTCTACTACAATTCTAGATCCTACATATCCTCCTGAATAGAAAGTTTGACCGTAGGTTCCCGCGGCATACGTTGTTGTACCTGCTGAATCACTATATACTGTGTCGCCTACAGCCGCTATAGTATTAGGGTCTCCATCGTGGTAAGCAACATTATTAGCTGTACCATAACAAGCAAAAGTACTTTTTGGTGTATTCACGGTTAAATGGAATGTAGTTAATGTTACAGCTCCGTAGTTTCTAAAATTCAATAAAGAGTTTTTGCTACCGGAGTAATTTGGATCGAATTTGCTAGCCACCGCGTCAGCAAAACAATCTACTAAATCATCAGTAGTAGGATTTACTTCTGTAACAACGTTTTGTAAAGTAAAAGTATTAGTATCCGGTACTGCCATTATAATCCTGCTTTTTCTAACCTTGCCTCTAACTCTGCAATTTTAGCGATTAATAAATCAATATATTTTACAGACTTAAATCCTTGGTTATCAGTGTTTACAAATTCAGGATGTTTTATCTCTAATTCTTGAGCTATAACACCCACCCTGTATTCTCCTTCATCGCTTTTCATCTCGAAAGACTTCCAGCTTATATCTATATTATCACACGATAAATCTTTTATTTTAGTTTTCTTTCTTTCATCTGATGATAATATGAAATTAGTAGCTGTCATTGTTCCAGCTGCTGTAATTACATTCACATTAGATGTACTAGCGGGGTTTAAGTAATACCCAGTGTTGTTTGAGTCGTAGAATATAGGTGCTCTTGAGGAAGATGTAGCAAAAGTATTCCCGCTACTGTCAACTCTTAACGACCAGCTCCTACTGTTATTTAAAAACCCAATTTCATTATTAATTGTCCAATGAATATACCCTCTTGCTGTTGTGTTCTCAATAGTACCTTTTATACCTCCATTACCTGAACCAGTCCTGAATGTCATATCTCGTTGGTCCTGAGGATAAATATACCATTCAGCTCCCGGAGAAACTGATTCCCAATATAAACCTGTAGCAGTACTTCTATTGTTTCTTAACCACTCATCATAATATATCCCGTTAAGTTGAGAAGTTCCGTTTGGATTTAAATAATACGAAGTGTTGTCAGAATCGTAGAATATTGGGGCTCTCATACTGCCATTACTTATAGCATACCCATTTGTAATAGTAAGCCCTAAGTTACCACCCATTCCACCATATACATTAGTGTTAGCCGTTCCTTGAGTGTAAAACCTAAAAGGATGCGTTGATGCGAATGTAGCATTACCATCTCCCCAACACATACCTCCTTGGGTTCCGTCAGCTTCCCCTACTCGTATTGTAGCAACGTCATTTGCTTCTATAACTACAGTATCATAAGCGTTATCAGGAATACCTAAGTTCCATCCTTTACCAACTCTTAAAGCAGGACCACTAGTATTATTAGCAGCAGACCAATATAAATTAGTTTTACTTATTCTAGACGTACTTGCTGGATCTAAATAATAATCAGTGTCATCATTATCATAAAATATACCAGCTCTTATATCGGTTGTGTTTATTGTACTATCTCCATTTACAGTAAGTGATTTATTGAAATAAAAACTAGATCGATCTGTATATATGTGAGCGTAAGTACCGTTAGCTGGACCAAAATCTATATAACCACTATCTGTTTGATGCCTTAGACCTCCCCACCCATTAACAGAGTTAGCTGTTTCTCCGTTTATGTCCGCCCAAGTGTGAGTATGTGATACTGGAGCAAAAGCAGAAGCGTGCTGACCGTCTAATAAGTCAGCGTCTAAACCTGACCCTGACCCGTCGTTGCTTGAATTCCATACCCTCCCCCAGCTTGTCCAACTTCCATTATAATAATGTCTAACATATTTATCGTTATTGTTATATCTCGAATATTTCTGTTCTGTTTGTAACCCGTTACCTTGATCACCAGTTATTACCTCAAGTATACCAGCGTAAGAAACTGGATAATTAGATCCACTCGCAGCATCAGCATTTGCGTCCTGAGCATAATAACCAGTAGTCCTATAATTATTTAAATCTTGACTTCCTGGAATTTCAGAACCTGACTTGAAAACACCAGATAGTCTAGAATTGTTCAAAGTTCCTGAAACTATATCTGAAGCATCGTGATTGTGCACAGCAGCTGCAGCTCCTAGTGAAGCTAAAGTTTGATCCCCTGTGTTTGTACCTGAAAGATTGCTACCAGTTATAGTACCTGTTGCTGATATGTTACCTGAAACAGTAAGCTTTTCGCTAGGGCTATCCGTTCCAATCCCAACTAGACCATTAACATCAATTACCATTCTTTGAGCAGTTGTATCGTTATTATAGAATCTTAACTTATTGTCGGACGAACTAAATTTTATTGCGGCAGCTTGACCCATATCCGCTTGTAGATCTCTAAATATTATTCCTGACTCTGTTTCAGTATCATCGCTAATGTATATAAAAGGAGCGCTTCCTTGTACTTCTAGTTTACCTTGAGGATCAGTCGTCCCAATCCCAACGTTGCCGTTATCATTTTTAATATATATCTTAGTAGATCCTTGGGTTCTAAGTTGTAAATCTTCGTTATAAGAACCAATTAATCCAGTATCTACTTGAACTTCTTTATTTATATAAACTCTTGCGGCGTTTGTATTGAAATAACCCCAGCTTGAGTTAGCGTTTAGGTTAGCGTAGTATGTGTTTGAAGAATCGTATGCTCTTACTTCTCCTGTCACGTGTAACTTGACCGCGGGACTAGTCGTTCCAATACCAACGTTGCCGCCACCTGTAGCCATGTATATCGGTCTATTTACATAGTTGTTTATAAATACCGCCCCAGTTGAATGAGAATCTAAAATTAAATTTCCTCCATTATCTGAGTGTGCTTTTATGGAAGCATACCCATTAGACCTTCTTATTTGTACTGCATCACCGTTTCCTACAACATCAAGCCTAGCTTGAGGGCTAGTCGTTCCGATCCCAACTCTCCCTGTATCGGTCAATGACATCATAGTACCAACTCCTGTAGTAGTTTTACCCATATAGAAGTCAAGTCTTGCTGAGTCTGTTCTTACTACTGAATTCGTAGAATAACCTTCAAATTGAGTACCTTGAGTACCGGCTGTGAAAGCTCCAAAAGACAGTGTACTAATACAACTTAAATGATTTAGCTGAGAATTTCCTGTTCCTCTTATATTACCATTAACATCTAGCTTATACCCAGGACTAGTCGTCCCGATCCCGACGTTGCCAGCCGATGTGATAACTGCTTTATTCCCCCCTGTATTATATATGCTTAAACTATTGTCTGTATCAAAATTTGCAATAGTCCAAGTTTCTTTTCCAGCAAATGCATTAGATAACTCTAAAGCTGGAAAATCTGTATCTGAATTTGTTGATATTTTTACATAAACATTACCTGCTCCTGTAACTTCTAATTCTCTTGAAGGCGTGGTAGTCCCAATACCTACGTTGCCTCCATTGAAATAACTATCTCCGCTAGTAACAATAGATACCTTGGTATCAGATGAGGAATCTTTCATGAACAACGATAGATCAGTACTACCTGATTCATAGAAACCACCACCGTCTGTACCATCAGCGTAGTCTAGATTTACTAAGTATGAAGCTGAAGCAGCACTTTGTATATTAAGACGACCAGTAGGACTCGTAGTACCAATCCCAACGTTGCCACCGTTGAAATAACTATCTCCGTTAGAATTAATTTTAACCTTTAGCTCATTAGAGCTATCGATTAACTCAACCACTCCACTATAACCTACTGACATCAACCTAGCCCTATCTCTTAGAGCAATATTGCCATCGGTGCCATACTGAACTCTTAAAGCCGCGTTACCATCTACACCTGCTTCCTGTATAAAAGTTTCCCCTTTAACAGTTAGAGGCGCGTCAGGATCAGTCGTTCCGATCCCGACGTTGCCGTTTGGCATTACAACCATTTTTTCAGTAGGATGTGTTCCAGCGGTTGTTGCATTATTTGTAGCAATAACAAAAGCAGAACGTTCTTGACCAGGCTGATCAATAATTCTACCACCAATCCAAAAA